TGGGAAAGAGCGATGAGTACATCTTCCTCCGTCCCCGTCATTGCAACCACAGTAATAGCGGAGGTCCACGGCCCAGCGGTTAGCCCGTCGGATTCAACGTAGCCAGCAGGAGAACCCGCAGCCCATACGCGGTCAGTCACATAGCGGAAACGAAAGTAGTAGGTCGTATTTTCAGACAAGCCGTCATCTTGTCCGGCTAAAGGAAGGGATGTTTGGAACTGTGTTTCAAGGATACGCTTATAGCTATCGGATACAATTGATTGCCGCCAGTTATCTTCTGAGGCGTAGGAGTCAAGGCCACTAGGCGGTTCAAACCAGTCTGAGCCGTTCATGCTGATCTGTGCGTCACATCCTGCATATCCATAAACTGTGTTACCAAGCGCATCGACCCTAGCGACAACGGCCCGCTGTGCGCTTGTCCCCCGCCCGTTGGCAGGCGTTCCAGATAGCCAAGTCTTATAGTTGTCTACGTTAGGTGCACCGGAGTATGTCCAGTTTTCACTTGCGACACCGGCAGCGTTGACGCCCTTGACCCGGAAGCGGTAACTGCTCAGAGCAATCCAAGGGGAGGCGTCTCCGGTTTTTTCGGGGTAGCCGTCAGTTGCGCGATCGAATAGCCAGGAGTATGGCCCAGGGGGAACGGTGGCGATACCATCTTCGGCGTCGTCTTTATCGTACCAGGTGCTACCTGAGTCTTGGGACCGCTGCACGATATACCCGACGTATCCCTGAGCGGGCTCGGTTGAAGCAGGGGCGACGATGGCAAGATTGACACCATCACGGACCGCAATGGCTGCCATGGAAGTAATGTCCGGAGGATAACCCTGGAAGTCGGCGCCCTTCACCGCGCCATTGGTTTTTTCTTCCAGCTCCGCAAGTTTATTTTTTATGTACTCTGGATCCACGTAATCAGTAACCTGCGGGGGCCTAGATATCATTGAGTCATAATCAGGAATTTCGCCGCTATCCGCTGTGTGTATGCCCGCGCCCTCATCGATGAGATGCAAGATAATCCGCATGTCTTCAGAGGCTTCGGCCCAGTCCACAATACAGCGCTTCGTTTCTATATCTGTTTCACCGAAAGTCCAGAGATCGTCTGCTTCCGGGGCGTCAGCGGCGGAGATAGGAGTTGTGAGGGCAATGGTCTTAGTGGTTCCGACGGCCAAGGTCACGGCTTTTATAAGTGATTCATTATCTGAGCCTCTGCGGATCCGGATGCCATAGGTTTTTCCCGATTCCATCGTGACGAATTCATCCAGCACCAGACCCGTGACGTTATCACTCACATCCAGAACCAGCTCAAAGATTCTTCCGGATATCTGCCCAACAGCTATGGCATCGTGGGAAAGTAGAACCAGATCCCCGGCCTCACAGCTTATGGCCTCGGGGTCCACTTCGATGGTATATAGCTCCGGCCTTAGCTTTGCGGCCGCAATAAGGTACCGACCATGCTTCCAGACCAGATCCGGATCAGTAACCCCCAACATATCGATTTGACGGAATTCGGTTGCGTTTGAAGAGCTATATCCGTCGTCGTATACGATGCGCTCAGAGACAGACCATCCGTCATCCTCTGAGATGAAATTGATTTTTAGTGCATGCGGGTAATCGGGAAAGGATTTGAACCACTTAAACGATATGACATTCCTCGGGGAAAAGTGCTGGGTGATGGCGGTCCTCGTATCATCTATGACAACGGAGTAATACCCGTCTCGAAGGTACAGAGAAGCCCGGCCCGTCTGCGCGATTTTCTGAAGCACGTCCCGCGTGCGCTCACCATTAGATATAACCAGGTCGCAGCTCCAGCCTTTAGTCTCGCAGGTCTGGTACCATTCCTCAATACGCGCCCAGTCAATCTTGGCCGTCGGTATCGGGCGAGGGTTTGCGATCCCGATTAAAGCATGAATAAAGGCGGCGGCCGGGTTTCTGGTATATGCGTTTGCCCAGGCGCCGTATCCGGTACCGCTTCCTGAATAAGCAAGCATGTAGGATTCTACTTCAGCGCTGAGGGTGTCGATTATTCCAGAAAGTTGGTTTGTGGCTTTTATGCTAACGGCCAGGAAAGTGAACTTATCGTCATAATCTTGGTGTACAGTCGGCTTTTCGACAAGGGATTCTAATATTGTCCAGTAGAAGATCGAGGTGCCTTTGAAATCATCGGCATCATCAGGGGAGACACGTTTTACACCTACCTCATAATCCCCTATTGCTTCTGGATATAATGTATACTTGTAGCGTAACGTTTTTGCTTTTGCTTTTAATTTTGCGAGGAAGCCAGCTCCTACACAATCTCCCCAGGCAGTGCCAGACCCTACAAGTCTGTATTTAATTTCATACATTACGGTACGGTCTGTTTTATCCCCGTCAGAATTCAGTTCATACAATCCACCGGGAAATTCTATCATTACGGATAAATTCGAGGCATTTGGCTGAGCAGCCCGCCAGTTTTCCTCGTTGTATACCAGCTTTATGCCAACAGAATCCTGTTTAATTGTTTTTGAATAATAAAAAGAATAATATGATGGATAAAGCAAACCACCCGAACCACCGACTTGTGATACATTTATCGTAACGTCCGAATACACCCCATCTACAGCGACAGCGCCTGTCACTACTCCCGCGCTATTTGTCGCAAGTAACGATTCCCCGATCTTAATGTTTTTGAGTCTATATTTCCCTATCCCAAAACAGAAAAGCTGATAAAGGTACTGGTCTTCTCCGTCGGTTCCGCTTAGTGCTTCATACGCGGGACCCGCATGAAACGGCGTTACCAGGTGCTTACCAAATATAACCGGAACCTTTCCCCCGGGTCGGGCTTGGTTTTTCCCTCCGCGCAATGCCGGAAGCGTTTCGAGATTATTACCTTTTGACCTGTTGTTAGCGGCAGCAAGGCTTTCCTCTCGTCTGCGATGTATGCTGCCTATACCGTATGATATAGCCGCTCCGCCGTAAGCTATAGCCCCAATAGCCATAACACCGAGACCGATGACCGGGTTGATGAACAATAGCCCCATCCCAAGCACCGCTAAAAAGGCACCCGCCCCCTGGAACTTATCGCCAACCCAGTCGGCTTGACCTGAAGACCCTGCGGGGAAGTACTTTATGTTAATGATGTCCGTAGGCTCCGGGATTCTATTTTTGTAGTCACTCGGCTTTATGGTTTCGTCGTTGATGAATACAACGGGGTGTCCTGTTTTTACGTTGATCGCGTCCAGAATATCCGCTACTGAGGATCCTTTATCGAAAGCCTTTACCTCTTTGTAAGACGGCATGAAAATGTTAGGGCGGACAAAGACGACTATTTTATCTGACACGGTAGAACCCCTCAATGCAAGTTGACCAAAAACCCCGGTTGTAAAACGCAAGTGCGGAGTCTTGCTTAAATAGCGTGTGAAGGAGGTTCCGCTCTTTTTGATTTCCTACGATGATCCCGATATGGTGCGGCTTCCCGCGTATGTTGAGGAGGACGAGGTCACCGATTTCCGGATCTGCTACGCGCACATGAGACACGCTGGCTTTGTTGTCTTTGATCAGGCCCGGAACATCGTCATCGTCTTCGCCGTGAAAAAATTGCGGAACGATGACGCCGAACTCTTCCCGGAGCACTAAGCGCACGAGACCCCAACAGTCAGCTCCAGTTATCGTGTCGCCGCCGTACTTATATGGGACGCCGATGTATCGGTTCACCCAGGCGACCATCAGAATAACCCCGGGAAGATTTCAATGGAGAATTCAAGGACCGGATACTCATAATCCATCCGGCTCTCATAGATGAGTTCCCCTGTGATGATTTCTTTGTCACCCTGAACATTGCGGAGCTCAAACTCCCAGGTCGCCATATCTTTGAATTCCGTTTCCCCGGTTTCATCGTTCCAGTACGTGGCTACAGCGGTAACGGTCGGAACCACCTGAGTACTCCGGAGAATCATCGCTATCTGTTGGTCCACGGCGCATATTGTGAGGCGGGCGTTGGTGATCTCACCCCCGCTTTTTACATCCGGGGGTTCATAGCGAAAGGGGAAAGCGGTGTATTCGTGGCCGCCGTAAGTTAGGTTTTCGGTATTATTCACGATACGTAGCGGGTTGTCAAATCCATCCACGCCGTGAGTTATTTCCAAAAGGATAGGCAGCACGTACCCGGACGAGGAGGCATATAGCTTTTGACGGACCGCGTCGAGAATTGAACGCATCAGATTACCTCCATGGCGCATGAGACCTCGCCGTTTTGGTCGATTGAGGAGTAATCGGGTTCACTGAGGAAACGGGCGGAACAGGCATTCCCCGTCCTCGGGTGTGTCCAGTCAAACCATAGGGACCCGCTTAAGGTCGTGGTAACATAGAAAGTGTCCAGCGTTTCAATTTGCGCCTTTGTCAGGTGGTACTTGATCGTTATGTTCCGGGGTTTCGCGGTGTAGCGCCTGCGGACTTTATCAGGCCCCGCGTCCATGGCGGTTCTGAGAGTCGTGTTGGGGGGTGATTCCTTGTATCCATCCTGCAGCGGTAACGGTAATGTTTCGGGCCAGGCTGCCATGACTACCCCCTATAGGCGACAGGGCTCATCCCGCCGCGTGAAAGAAGTCCGTCGAGTTTGCCTTTCGGGACCATGCCTTGCACTATGCTTTCGATGGTGACGATGACCTGCCTTGATCCGTCAGCCCCAGTCTTTTCTTCGCTGCTTGTGGTGGTGTTTGTGGCGTTGTTGTTGATGATTACCTGTACGTCTCCGCCTCCGCCTGTGGCATGTACGCCTAGCTTTCCGGTGGACATCCGGGCAAGAGGGAGAATTCCCTCCCAGCCCTTTTCCGCAAACATTCCCGCACCGTTGGCAAAGGCGAACATGCGCGGGGAGTTGTAGACACCGCCGGAATATGCGGACAGGCTCGGGGACTGGTAGGCGTTCCCGAATGCGTTGGCTTCTACGGGACTTGTCGCCTTGTCATAGCCATAGCTGGCGGCGCCTGCGCCGATTGCGACTAGGCCAGAGGCGGCAATTAAAGCGAGTCCCACTGGCCAATTTCCAACCGCGATGAGCTGGAGGCCTGCGGAAAGCATCATGAGCGGTAGCTGGTTCAGGATCTGTATAGACATGCGGAGCATCGCGTCTTCGAAAGTTTCCGCGCCTTCAGAGCCAGCGGCTAAGGCTGCGCCGATTGATTTAAAAGTGTCGATAGCAGCGGATTGGGCTATAGATTCAAGCTCTTTTTTTAGATTTTCTATGATAAGCTTTTCTTTTTCTGCCTCTTCAGCTGCTTTTATTTCCTCAACGCTTAATATCTTGAATTCACCACTTGCATCCGCAGCCGCGACGGCTAGATCCGTCAGCCCTATTGTAAGAGCCTGGACATTTCCGCTGGTGTTG